ACACTCACGTAGGAGACACCAATGGCATACCGCAACAAAATGAAAAAATCGAAAAGCAAAAAGCTTTTCTCAAGAACCGCTTCGCGAACCAACAAAAAAAACGTATCCCCGCGACCAATGCGCGGCGGAATACGCCTATAAAAAATGACCTGCTATTCCCCCATAGCAGGATACAGAAACCGAGCCCCCGGCAAGACCGGGGGTTTCGGAATAACCTTCCGAAAAGAAAACTCAAACGGACAAAAAGTCGAAGTCGCCTGCGGCCAATGCATAGGATGCAGACTCGACAAAAGCAGAGAGTGGGCAATTCGCTGCGTACACGAAGCCCAAATGCATGAAGACAACTGCTTCATCACACTCACATACAACAACAAAAACCTACCCGAAGACGGAAGCCTCGATAAAACTCACTTCCAAAAATTCATGAAACGCCTTCGGAAAAACAACAAACATAAAATCCGATTCTTCCAATGCGGAGAATACGGAGACCAACTCACAAGACCGCACTACCATGCGTGTCTGTTCGGACACAACTTCAAAGATCAAAAATTCTTCTCAGAAAAAAACGAAAACAAACTCTACACGAGCAAACAATTAGACGACACCTGGGCAAAAGGCTTCGCAACAATCGGACACATGACATTCCAGTCAGCCGCCTACACGGCCCGATACCTAATCAAAAAAATAACCGGAGAAGCCGCACACGCCCACTACGAAAACGTCAACACACAAACCGGAGAAATAACCCAACTCGTATCAGAATACACAACGATGAGCCGGAGACCCGGCATCGGAAAAACATGGTACGAAAAATATAAAGACGACCTCTATCCACGAGACGAATGCGTCATCGACGGTCGCATCATGAAACCACCGCGATACTACGCGAAAATGTACCAACAAGAAGAACCAGAAAACTACGAACACATCAAAGAAAACCGAAAAAGATTTTTCGGAAAACACCAACACGATGCAACATGGCAAAGATTAGCCGATCGCGAAAAAGTAAAACACGCTCAAATACAAAACCTCAATAGGAGCATCGAAACATGAAACACAAAATATTCGTCATCCATGACGTAAAAGCAAACTGCTACATGGAACCCTGGTTCCTACAACAACAAGCAATAGCGCAACGCGCCTTCAGTGACTGCGTAAACGACCCAGATCACAACTTCGGAAGACACCCCGAAGACTACACACTCTTCAACATCGGGGAATACAACGATCAAAACGCAAAAATAGAATGGATACCACCACAAAGCCTGGGCAACGGAATCGAGTACCTAAAACCCGAGCTTGCAGACAATCAGAAAGATCTGTTCAAAACACAAGGTCTCTCCGAGACCACTAACGACTCGCACCAAACGAAACCGAACTCTTAACAAAACGGGCTCGCCTAAAAGGAAAAACCATGAAACAAAAATCAGTAATGAAACACCAATTCTCACAAGTCCCACGCGCGGAAATACCACGCTCAAGCTTCGACCGATCACACGGATGCAAAACAGCCTTCGACGCAGGATTACTCATCCCAATATTCGCCGACGAAGCACTACCCGGGGACACCTTCAACCTAAACATGACGGGCTTCGCCCGATTGGCAACGCCAATTTTCCCACTCATGGACAACATGTACATGGAAACTTTCTTCTTCGCAGTGCCCATCAGATTACTGTGGGACAACTGGCAGAAATTCTGCGGAGAACAAACAGACCCAGGAGACAGTATCGACTTCACGATACCAATTATGACGGCGCACACGCCCGCAGTCGGAGACCTAACCGACTACCTGGGTATCCCCGCAGGGAAATCAATCAGCTACGATAGCCTATGGCATCGAGCCTACAACCTGATCTACAACGAATGGTTCAGAGACCAAAATCTACAAGATTCCCTCGTCGTAGACACAGACAATGGACCAGACGCAATCGCAGATTACGTATTAAAAAGAAGAGGTAAGCGACACGACTACTTCACGTCAGCGCTACCCTGGCCACAAAAAGGGACGACACCCGTGTCAGTCCCAATCGGCACACGTGCCGAAATACACCACAACGCTGCGGACCTCGCGGACCTCTCCGTCTTCTCAGACGTAAACTCCGCATACAAAAAACTCAACGCGGCAATGACCGACTTGCGAGCAAGTCCGACAGCCGCAACAGTCGCCGAAGTACTCTACGCCGACCTAAGCACAGCAACCGCAGCAACAATAAACCAACTAAGAGAAGCCTTTCAAACCCAGAAGCTTCTCGAAAGAGATGCGCGCGGAGGAACGCGCTACACAGAAATAGTGAGATCACACTTCGGAGTGACATCACCAGACGCGAGACTTCAACGACCCGAGTTCCTCGGAGGCGGAACCTCGCCAATAAACGTGCAACAAGTAGCAAACACCAGCGCCACCGCAACGGAGCCGCAAGGAGACCTAGCAGGATACGGAACAGTTACACTAATGAACCACGGCTTCACAAAATCATTCACAGAACACTGCGTCCTACTAGGACTCGTGAACGTGAGAGCCGACCTAACGTACCAGCAAGGAATCAACAGACAGTTCAGCAGGGCAACACGCTACGACGTGTACTGGCCCGCGCTCGCACAAATCGGCGAGCAAGCAATAAAAAACAAAGAACTGTGGTACTCAAACCTCGCCATCGACGAGCTCACCTTCGGATATCAAGAACGCTACGCGGAGTACCGATACAAACCGAGTCAAATAACCGGCATCATGCGCTCAGACGCAGCCGGCACACTCGACGCCTGGCATCTAAGCCAGGACTTCGCAACACTCCCAGTACTGGACTCAACATTCATCCAAGACACGCCACCTGTCGATAGAGTGATCGCGGTCCCCGCAGAACCACACTTCATATTCGACAGCCACTTCAACATGAGATGCGCAAGACCGATGCCTCTCTACGGCATCCCGGGTCTAATCGACCACTTCTAAGGAGAGACAAATGCCATTCCCATGGGAAGGACTAATCGGCGGCACAGCCTCCCTCATAGGAGGGAGGCGCCGAAACAAAGCGCAACTCGCGTTGGCCCGAGAACAAATGCGCTTCCAAGAACGCATGTCGTCAACAGCACATCAAAGGGAGGTAGCAGACCTACGAAAAGCAGGACTCAACCCGGTGCTTTCAGCAACCGGAGGAAGCGGTGCAAGCTCACCAGCAGGAGCAATGGCGGGAGTCCAAGATATCATCACACCCGCAGTAAACACCGCACTTGCCGCGCGACGCGCAAAGCAAGAACTAAAAAACATGAAGGCTCAAGAAATACTAACAACCCGACAAGGCCAAGTACTCGCACCAGTGGGCGAGATCGGCCAACAAGTCGGCAACTGGCTAAGCAGAATAAAAAACTTCGACTGGGGCTCCATGTGGGACCGCTTCTCAGAAGACGCCCAACTAAAAGGAGTCCCCCACTCTGCAAGACAAATATCCGGCGAGCGGAAAAAACCACTCAACATAACAATACCCGGATACAAAAAAGACCTTAAGAAAAGGAGAAAAAAATGAGCCTACAAAAACAACCGACCGAACGGAAAATAATCCGACACGGCGGACCCTTCAACAAAGAACAAATAATCTTCCCAAAAAAAGGAAGAACGAAGCAAAGCTTCACGGACGACTGCGACATAAACAAAATCGTCGCAAGATACCAGAAGACCGGCGCCATCGCGCACTTAAACAAACACCAAGCCGACTACGGATTCGCAACAAGCGATGACTTCAGCACCGCAATGCGGACCGTCATAGTCGCTCAAGAAATGTTTGACGGACTTCCAAGCTCAATACGCAACCGCTTCGCGAACGACCCAGGACAATTCCTGGACTTCGTACAAGACGCCGACAACATCGATGAAGGAAGACGTCTCGGCCTATGGCCGGACGAGGAACCTGGGGCAACTGAGGCCGCCCCAGAACCCAAAAAGGCGGACCCGGAACCGGAACCGCCCAAAAAGACTGACCCCGATCCCGAAAAGGAATAAGGTGTCAGTCAGCACAGTTACATCAAGTGAAAAACTGTGCAAACCGCCCTCCCAGGGCGGAGATCTACGCCCTGGGGGAGCGCAACAAGCGGAGAAAAGCCATCGCCAAATACAAGACCCGAGGATGCTTCATCCTCGCACTAATCGTCGTCATCGGCCTCACAATCTGGGCCGTAACACTCACGTAGGAGACACCAATGGCATACCGCAACAAAATGAAAAAATCGAAAAGCAAAAAGCTTTTCTCAAGAACCGCTTCGCGAACCAACAAAAAAAACGTATCCCCGCGACCAATGCGCGGCGGAATACGCCTATAAAAA